ACGTGAAGAAGCTGCCGTTATAATAGGTCGTACGTATGAGGTAAGCTCATCTTACGCAGCTCGGTTCAGCGACAGTGCAAACATAAGCGACTGGGCTGCGCAGTATGTCAGCGCGATGTATGCCAACAAAATAATCACGGGCGATAGCGACGGTACGTTTAAACCTCAGATGCCCATAACAAGAGCCGAAACCATACAGATTATAGACCAAGCCGAACAATATTCAAACAGCCGCACATACAGCCTGACTATTTTTGTTCCAAATATGTCACCGGCCAACACAAACGGTGGCAAAATTCGCGCCGGTCATGATAAAGAACTCACCGGCGGCTTTGGTGCCAACTCGCCATCAGAATAAAGGCGCGTGACTGAAAGAGTTCAGTATGCACAAATCGCATATATTTTGACACTTTAACAAAGATATGCTCTACTCCTGTTTGTAGGTAACGCCAGCCTCCCCTTTTAAGGGGAGGTGGATTTTGACGCAGAGCGTCAAAAGACTGAAGGGTCTGAACGATTTTTGTATATAAAAAAGGCGCACCGCTTAATAAAACAGTCGTTTCGGCCCCTCAGTCAGCCAAATGACTGACAGCTCCCCTTAAAAGGGGAGCCAAAAAATCTGTCGAAAAGGCTGCCGTGTGCGCCTTTTTATTATTTTTACTCTACAATCTCTGCGCTTTCTATTACTATCGGAGTTTCGGGCATACCGGAGTTGTCGCGCGGAATGCTTAAAAAGCTGTCTATTACCTCAATACCTTCTGTTACTTCGCCGAATACCGCGTATTTTCCGTCAAGCTGAGGCAATGCCTGATAGCAGATATAGAACTGACTGCTTGCGGAGTCGGGGTCGGTTGAGCGTGCCATCGCTACGCTACCGCGGTTGTGCTTTAATGTGTTCTGCGTAAAGCCGTTTTCGGCAAACTCGCCTTTAATCTTGTTTTCGCTTCCGCCCATTCCTGTGCCCTGCGGGTCTCCGCCCTGCGCCACGAAGTTATCGAGAATTCTGTGGAATGTAAGTCCGTCATAAAATCCCGATTTAACAAGCTGCAAAAAGTTTTCTACCGTTTCGGGCGCATACTCCGGCTCACACTTTACCGTAAATGTCTGCCCATCGCTCATAGTGAACAAAACCGTACACGAGGTGTTTTTAGAAAGCTCACCCGTAACCGGCACCGTTGTGCTCGCAGGCTTAGCCGTTTGTTTGGGTGTAAGCGTCGGCTCAGCCGATTTTTCGTTTCCGCCGCACGACGTCATCATTGCAAGCATAAGCACCGCCAGCGATACACACAAAATTTTAGTGATTTTCTTCATAGGTAATCAGTCTCCTTTTTATTTATTTTAAAATCATATTAGTATATTTTTACTACAAAGTCAAGATTTTAAAATTTTTGTAACAAATTTGTTTCAAATACTTGACGAAATTGTTATTTTAGTGTATCATTAGTAGGAGTTAATATAATATTTAACTTTTTAAAACTTTTTGAAACCTTAAATATTAAAATTTTAGAGGACGGACGCTGTTTTGCGTCCGCCCGCACTTTTTGGTCTTATCCGCCGAGCAACAGATTATTCAGCTGCGCACGAACAATGCTGTCATAATATCTAAGGTAAATTTCCTTTTGAATATTATCAAGCTGCGTGCCCTGTATATTCTGAACATTCTGCTCTGACTTTTGCGTATTTAACAAATCTGTCCAGCGGTAATCCTGAGCGTTCTGCTCATTGGTCCAATAGCTGTCCAAATCGTTTCTGCTGTACTGCTGTGCGTTAAATAAACTATCCCAATACTTTTGATAAGCGTTTTCATCCCTCTTTGTATTGCTTGATGCGCTGTTGTTTGCGTTGCTCAGCATTTTGTTATTCGCGCTGTATGCCGCTCCGTATGCCTTGTCAAACGTGTCTGCCATACTGTTTATCAAATCTATATCCATACTATACTTATTTGCGTATCTCTCATACGCCGCCTGAGCAAGCTCGGGTATTCGGTTTGTCAGCTGAGACATATAATACTGATTAGTCTGCGCCGCCGCAGTCAAAGCGGCTGAGTTCGCATATCCGCCGGTAAGCGCGGCGTAATTTGCCATTGTATTTTCACTCGCCCTCGCGCCCTGAGTTAAGTACTGGTTTTTATATGCCTGATATACAGGGTCCTCCTCCGGGTCGTACTTAAAATCGTCTCTGTTTGCAACTGAACGCGCAAGATTGTTAATCGGCGTTAAATACTTGCGGCTGTAGTAATCAAATATCTCACCCGGCTTTTGAACACCGAGCGAATTTATATAAGACATTGCCGCATTTTTGACATCACTGTCAAACGCCCATGACTTGCCTTCGTCGTCCGTATAGAGAATATTAAGCGGCTGCCCGCCGACAGACACGGTGCCGTTGCCGTAGCTTATCGCGTCAGCGGAAAGACCGTAATCTCCCGCGTATTTCGCGTATGCGTCGGTAACCCTGACTACCGGGTTACTGCTGCCCGAATAAAAGCTCACAAGGCTTTTTTGTATATCACCCGGCGAAGCATAGGATACACCTGCACCCTCATCAATATACGATGGGCGCATAAAGGCTTTGCCGCCAAGAGTAACAGTCTTGCTGCCCTCGTCATACCCTATAAGACTGTTGTCTATGCCCATATTGTTAAGCGTCGCGCGCACGCCCACGCTTCCGTTACCGAGCATTGGAACATTCACCTTCTCCTTGTTTCCTGCAGACGTCCTTGCGGCGCTCATCGAAGCCGAATTTATATAGTTATCTGATGTTTTGGACATTCGTCCTGCCTCCTTTGTATGTAACAATTTCTATATCATGTACCACCGCATATCCGCTGCCCTCAAGCATAATCCTGAAGCTGTCGCACTTTTTAAATCTGACAGGTATCCTGTAAACGATAAACCCGCTGCCGCATATTTGACCTGCCGGACAAAACTCGTCCTCGTCCACGGAGGTATATACGTTCACGTTTGTATTTCCCGGCGCATCCATTCTGATGTAGACTGAGTTTACGCCCTTGAAATCAATATCGTCAAGAGTAAATTTTTTGGATACCACACACCAGTCCACGTCCTCATCTCCGCCGCCGAATTTATACATTTCGGAATTCGTCGCCCCGTAGAGATACTCATTATGCTTTAAGAAAGAAACAAATTTTGTATTGTCCTCCTTATGCCATACCGAGTAACTCGGGTCATACACTAGCACATCCGTCTCTCCGTCTTGTCTTTCGGCGCAGGCATAATACCGCCTTCCGTCCGTGCCCGAGCAGCATTTTTTATAAACGGTCTTTATACAGCCGCTTATCTTCTCGGGCTCACCGCCTGTGTACTCATAGAACCCGTCGTCAGCCATATAATAAAGTACACCGCCAACCTCAACAATGCTTCGCCCATCTGCCGCTCCGCCGAATGTCTGCTTCGGTATGGAGAAATTAAGCGGCGAGTCACCGTAGATATGGTGTATGTAGTTCCTCTTAAACGCAACAACCGCGGTTCTGTAGCTCGTTATCCCGGTAAAGCCGCCGTCGGTGCCGATTTCACTAAACCAACTGTCGTCCTGCAGCCCCTGAAACGAATTGAAGTTAAAGCAATCGCCGAGCTTTGACGCGTAAACATACTCGCCGCTCTCGGACGTACCCCATAATCTGTTGTTGTGCACGCACACATAATTCATATCGGGTATGCTCACCTCAATTTTAATGTCCGCGCTGTCGGTCATATTCTTAAACAAAGCGTACTTTCCGCTTTTTGTGTACATAAGCAATGAGAGTTTTGAAGCGGTCGCGTCGTTGACCACGGCGCTCACTATACTATCGGCTGCCGCGTAGCTTTTTCGGCTTTCTGTTACAACGGTATTGTTCTGCGCATTGCTGCAACCGCTGATTACCACACTGTCACCGACTGAGAACACATTGTCAAATCCCGCTCCGCTCTTTTGAATATAGGCGGAATACACGCCTGTTATACTGTTATATGATGAGTAAAACGACGCGCCGCTCACTGTAACCGACTTTGCCATATCATAAAGCTCGTGCTTTATCTCTCCGCTGTCGGGGTCAGGCAGATACCTATAATATACCTTATCGGGAAATATGCAGATGTTTCCGCCGAAGTCCGCGATAGACTTTTTGGTATCTGACAGCTTTTTATTCCCGATTTTTTCACCGTTATAATAAAAGTATCCGCCTGCAACGCCTGTGAACTCGGTCAGTTCAAACGGTGTATATTCCGGACTGCACATCGCGGTTATACCGCTCTTTCGGCAAACAAGCTGCCTCGGCTGCCGCGGTGACATTGCGGGAATTGAGTCGGAGGACATATTTTTCATCTCCGACATCTGTCTTTCGTCTATCTTATCTCTTTCATCGTATCCAAAGAAATTCAAAACATCCACCTTTTTGTTTTTATCTGTGCCGCGGGAAGCGGCCGGCGGAAGATACATATTAAAAACACCTCCTACCAATAATTATGAAACCCCGCCATATCGGTCAGAGGATTTCTTGTCTTGTAATCACGTTTGAACTCGTCAAACAAGTTATTGTACTGAACCATATGCGCTGTGTAACTGTCATAGTCGTGCTGATACAAAGCCCCTTTGGCGAGTATGTACTCAATATACATACGGTCGTACGGCGGGTCGGCCTCTGTCTCATCATCTATTACACGCTTTATTGCAAGGTACGCAGCCGTCTCAGGCATTAATATATCTTCGACAAGCATAATTTTTTCACCGTCGTTTGATACAACATATGTCTCCGCCGCGTCGGTTAAATTCGGCTCCGCGTCCAAGTCTTCAAAGTGAAAAATCTCTATGCAGTCGCCCTCGAAAAACGGCATTTCGTCACCATATATACAATTCGCATCGGTCTTAAACTTGCCTCTTATATCGATATCTCTGATTTCCTTCGGCATATCGAGGCAAACAAGCCGCAAATTTTTGGGCGATGAGAAGTTAATTCCGTAGCTGCTCAGAATTTCTCCGTGATTTAAAAACGGCAGCGACCTGAAATCTGCCTTGTCAATCGGTCTGCCGTCTATAAACACCATTTCAATGTCAGATACGTTTATATCCTCAGGAACATAAATATCCTCCGCGCTTGTGATTACGGTATCAAGAGTCTTATAGCTTTTTTTCACTCCGCGGCGGATTGCCGTGGTTACCTCGTTGCACCACATAAGCTTTTCATCGAGCGTAAAATGGTTCGGACTGAGACTGTCGGCTGCGTTAATCGCACTTAAAATTTTCATATAAGCCGCTTCACCGCCTTACGCCTCTTTAAGGCTGTCGATATACTCCTCTGCCGCCAGCTCCTGCTTGTGACTGCGCTCAACCGCAAGAGCCACACAACGCGGAACCATTACGGAAACACCGCGCTTTATCTGATAGTTCGTACCGTTTACCGTCACGGTCAAATCGTCTTTTTTATTCAGCTTGTCCTTTACAAGCATAAGCGGTACCTGCTCGGCATAAAAATCAGATAGCTTTTTATCTATATTCTCTTTTACAGCTGTCATTTTATAACCTCCTTATCTTTTTCGGCGGCTCCGCAGTTTATTTACCACGGAGCCTAAACATTCTTTTAAATTAGTAACTGCAAGTCGTCTCTACTCTTACCATAAATTCGGGTGAGAGAATTTCCGCAGTCTGTGTCGCCTTCCAGCCGACAGTGCTTCTCTGGTCGAGCGGATCGCCCGTACCGGCGCTGCCCTTCTGCTTAATCAGCGTTTCAAGTCCGCCGCCCGTGATATTTGTCACTCCGTAGGCGTTCTGACCGATGAACAGCGTCGAATATATATCTCTGCCGTCCTTGCCAGCTCCTGCGGGGTATATAATTGAATCTGCAACAACGGTGTCGGAAAGCGCCTCGCTGACTGTAATCGTCGCCTTGCCTGCATCGCCCGCCGCAGCAGATGCAACAGTGTAATCAAAACCGTTAATCTGGATTGACTTACCGCTGAGCGCTGCCGCGTCGCTTGCCGCAATCTCCTCGCGAACGGTAATCTTTTTGCCGTCAACCTTTGCAACGGTCAAACTTTCGGGATCGCCCGTTGTGATATTATCTATGCTGCGCAGCGGCGCGGCTCTGAAAATCTTCGCCTCAGTCGATTCGACAAATACCACGCCGTGGATTTTGCCGATTGTGCCGTTGTACCAGTCCTTCGGGTCAACGTTCTGCTTTACCTCTTTCCATTCAGGGTCGTTTGTAAGGTCGTTCGCCACATCCGGGTGAATGATAGCTACATAGCAGCCGTCCTTAAGCGGCTGTGCGTTGTTGCGCTTCAATGTCGCAACCGCTCTCTTGACCGCGGCAACAGTGAGGTAGTCGTTATCCTCATATGTTGAATTGCCTCCGACTAGCACGTTTCTGTCCGCCTTACCGTCGCCGTACTGTACATTTGTACCCGCATTAATCTTTTCGCGAATTACGGTATCAAGCGTTCTGCCCGCCTGGTCGGCAAGTACATTCTCAGTCTCCACTATGACGTTATCGATTGCCGAAAGAGTCAGCATATCCGAAAGCGTCACATAGTCGCCGTACTGCTCAACGGTTGACTCAACCGTGCTGACGTTCAGTGTGTTGCCCTTCGGTGTAACGCCTTCGGTAAGCGGCTTGAGCGCCTTAGGGAGAGGACTGAACTTTCTGAACTCAATCGTCTTACCCGAGCC